CGCGTCTTGAAGCCTGTGCGGCGCGGAAAACGCCGCCATACCGAATGGCAAGAAGATCACCCGTGGGCTGGCTACATGATTGCCCGGATGACGCCTGAGCAATTCCAGGCATCGCTAGCCATCGAAGAAATCTATCCGACCCGCATGGTCATGGGTCCAATGTCGGAAAAAGACGCCATTGCCAAGCTGGCCGTGGCCGACCGGGAATACGAGCGAGCCGAGCGCATGAAGGCGGCAGGAGAAGCGCCCCCGCCGCAATATGATCCGGGTCAAGCGTTGCGCTTGAAGACCGGCCCCTTCGCAGATTGCGTGGTGAAATTCGAGGGGCTGATACAGCGCGCCAGTGACCTGCACCCGCTTATCAAGGCCGAGGGGCCGCTTGGCGAAATGCTGGTGGACCCGTTGAACGTCGAGGCGGCGGAATAGTGTTGCAATGATGGTCAATCCGCTATATCTTGCGAGTGCGGCCATATAGGCCGTCCGCTTCCGGGGCATCTAGGCCCCCGTCCTGGCGTCATGGCCGGTGAGGCAAGCGGGGCCGGTTGAAATAGACCCGGCCCGAAGTGCTACGCAATGCCGCTTTCTGGCGGATCATCCCGGCCACATCGCGCGCGTGGCGAACATTCAACAGGGATGACCGGCCCGAGCGCGGCACACATCTCAGAAACTCAAGGCCTCGGCCATTTAGCGGATAATACCGCGCTCGCCCCCCCACAGGAGGCCGTCATGGGCATGATGAACAGAATGCGCCCGCCGCAGCCATCTGGCCGCGCGCCTCAAGCATCCCAGCAATACACAGGCCCCATGCAGGGCCGTCAGTCGTTTGGCTGGACGCCCGCACGCCCCGCAGGTTCGCAGCAGATGGCCCCAGGCGTTACCAGCGGAATGGCGGGTCGCCAAGCATTCGGCTGGACGCCCGTGGGCCAGATGCCCGCGCAACAAGGCGGTCAGCAGCGCAGCAACCAATACCATAAAGACCCCGTGGTTAACGCCATGCTTGGCGCATATCATCGACAATTCCCGCAAGGGGGACTGCCCGGCGTGTCCAGAACGCGCAGCGACACCCGTTCCGACGAACTGACCCACACAGGCGCAAAGCCCCGCGACCGATACAACCCGTTCGACAACTCCCCCACACGCCCCGAGGCAAACCCGCGCCGGGGCAAGTAAACCCACACACAACAGCAAGAGGCGCTGACCGCTCAAACCGGCAGTGATGAGCAATGGCCAGAACAAAGGGCGCAACAGCCGAAAAACTGTGGACAGATGCAATCCGCTTGGCGGCTCATCGAGAGGAAAAAGTCGATGGCCACAAACTCAAGCGCATCAGTATCATAGCGGATAAATTGTGCGCCCTCGCAATGGATGGCGACATGCAGGCCATCAAGGAAATAGGCGACAGGCTCGAAGGCCGCGCGCGGCAGCAAGCCGACATAACCAGCAACGGCGAGACAATCGCCATGCCCAAAGAAATCATCCTTCGCGGCTTCGGTGCAGGCGACGGTTGATATTCCCCCCAAGCTGGTCGAGGTCTTCACAGGGCCAGCGCGATACAGAGGGGCATACGGCGGGCGAGGATCGGGCAAGACCAGAACCTTCGCGCTGATGACAGCCATCAAGGGCTACCAGTGGGGCGCAGCAGGCCACGAGGGGCAAATCCTCTGCGCACGTGAATACATGAACAGCCTGGACGAAAGTTCGCTGGAAGAAGTGAAGTCGGCTATCCGGTCGGTGTCTTGGCTGAATGAATACTACGAGATTGGCGAGAAGTTCGTCCGCTCCAAAGACGGGCGCATTCGCTACACTTTCAGCGGCCTTCGCCATAACCTCGACAGCATCAAGTCAAAGGCGCGCATCCTTCTGTGCTGGGTGGACGAGGCCGAGCCGGTGACGGAAGAAGCCTGGCGCAAGTTGATCCCGACCGTGCGGGAAGACGGCTCTGAGATTTGGGTGACGTGGAACCCGGAAAGCCCGCGCAGCCCGACGCACAAGCGGTTTAGGGAAGACCCGCCACAGGGCGCGAAGTTCACCGAATTGAACTGGCGCGATAATCCTTGGTTTCCGGCGGTGCTGGAGCAGGAGCGGCAAAACGACGAGGCCAAGCGGCCTGAGTTCTACCCGCACATCTGGGAAGGCGACTTCGCCAACTTCATCGAGGGCGCTTATTACGCCGACCTGCTCGGCCAAGCCAAAACAGATGGCCGGATCGGCAACGTGGACCTTGACCTTGACCTGCCCATTCACACCGGATGGGATTTGGGCATCGGTGACAGCATGGCAATTTGGGTCTGGCAGGCAGGCCCCGAGGGAATGCGCTTCATCGACTACCTTGAGGACTTCGGCCAGCCGCTTGGCCACTACGTCAGGGAGCTTGAGGCGCGAGGCTACGCGGGCGGTTATGACTATGTGCCGCACGACGCCAAGGTGAGAAGCCTCGACACCGGCAGGAGCCGTTTGGAAACGCTGGCTGGCATGGGGCGGAATGTTCGCCTGCTCCCGCCCTCGACGGTGGACGATGGCATCAACGGTGTGCGGCAGCTTTTCCCTCGCATGTGGTTTGACGAAAGACGCTGCGCGGACGGCATCGAGGCGCTGCGGAATTACCGGACGGAATACGACGACCGGAAGGGCACGTTTAAGCCGAGGCCGCTTCACGATTGGTCTTCTCACGGTGCGGATGCGGCCAGGTATTCGGTGCAAGGCTACCGCGACATGGCGGTGGAGCGCGTCAGGGAAGCCGTGAAGCCCAAGCCGGGGCAGGTCTACATCTCGACGCCGTTTGATGATCCGGCCACGCAAGACAGCAAGCGGACGAGGCTTTGAGCGCATGACCGGACTTGCCGACACGTTTCGCGGTTTCCTCAGCCTGCCCAACACGGCAGGCGACCGCGACCGCCGCGTCGGCACGGACGAGCTTGGCCGCGCCATCATGGAAACCCCGATGGGCGACCAATACACGGTGACGGAAGCCGCGCCGATCAACATTGCGGATGCAGCGCGCGAGTTTACGGGGCAGGCACGGCAAGACCCGCTTGGGACTGTGGGCCAGGTTGCCAGCGCGATAGCACAAGGCGCGTGGAACGGCATCGAGGCACCTGGCAACGCCTTGAGGGGCGAGACGCAGACATTCGGCGACGTTGCGGATACGGCGCTCGATTGGGGTGTTATGGGAGCGTTTGGGCGCGCTCCTGAAGGCAGTCTTCGCAGCGGAAACTGGCGTGATTATGGGATTGAACATCGCCCCATGACGGTAGACGGCGGGGCGGCAACGTTAGACGACCTGACGCCAGCCTTCGGTGATGATATTTATGGGCCGAATGCCATACAGTATTTTGGCGGATACGACCCACGGGAGGCGGACATTCTGCGCCAGATGCAGGCCGCACGCGGCAACCCTGACGCAACGGTGACAATCTATCGAGGCGTTCCAGATGATGCGGCGGGCATCAACGCTGGTGATTGGGTGACGCTTAACCGCGAAGTGGCGCAAGAATATGGGCCGCGCGTTGTAGAAATGCAGGTGCCCGCCCGAGACGTGACAAGCTGGCCCGATAGCTTGCTAGAGTTTGGCTACTATCCATCGCAAGCCGCCGAAACCCCCGCGCAGACCGTCGCCCGCCTTCTCAGCGAGGGCCGCGCGTCTGAGGTCACAGACGACCTCATGGCTCAGGTAGACCCGCAGGAGATGTATCGCCTGTATGAAGGCGGCGCGACCGGGCAGGCCATGCCGATGGACGAGGCAAGCCGGATGGCGCGGGCGCAGGAAATGGGGTTTGATACGGACTTGTTCCACGGTCGGTATTCAAACTATCCGGCTGTTCGCGATGGCCGCACATTCTATGCAACGCCTGATGCCGACTACGCGGCGGTCTACACCAATCCAAGTGCATCATCGATGGGTGGGCGTGACCCAGCGTCTTTTCAAAATCCGCAGCCAAATGTCATGCCCGTGCGGGTTCGTTCGCAGGACATTCTCGATACGACGACGCCAGAAGGCCGCGCCGTTTTCGATGACCAGTTTTTTATGCGCTACGGAAACGGAACGCCCCTAAGTGACCGAGGCTATCC